GCATCTGGTATAACAGCCAATCATAGTGTTGTAGTTTCTAAAGAATTAATGTATTTCAAACCGAATGATTTGGCATTTGTGGAAATTCGAGGCTTACCTCCGCGTAAGTCTATTGTGCAGCTCTTTGCAGATTCAGCACTTGATGTAAAAGTTAATGGTTGTCTTCTGATTAAGAGTGATACGGATTTGGGGTCTGTTATTAATGAGGCAACCGTAATCCGTAAAGTAAAACAACAGAAATTTGCACAATTAGATTGCACAACTGATGCTTGGACATATAATTTGGAAACTATTACAAAAAATGGTGATTGTGGTTCTCCTTTGATTGGTCAAACTGGATATGGTCCAGTGATCCTTGGAATTCATTTCTTGGGACATGTTGTGAGAGCTCATGGAGTAGCAGTATCTGTTCCCATTGATGTAGTTAAAGAAGCACTTACTCATTTTAGACCACAAGTTAAGGGATCCGACGTTAAACTCGGAGCCCCTTCAGTGCCTTGTGATGTCAAGGAGTTAAGTAAGAAATCTGTTTTTCGTTACATTGAGGAAGAAGGATCAGCACAGGTTGTTGGTTCTTTAACTTTGCCTCAAGGTGGTGGCGGAAAGAGTATGGTGGAAAAGTCTATTTGTCATGAAGAATTAAAAAATGAAGGAATTTTCAGTGAAGCAACTAAACCAGATCTATCATCGTATAGACCTTTGAGGTTGGCTGCACTCGATGCGACAAAACCGGCGAATCAATTTGATCCAAAATTGATGGAAGAATGTAAAGATGCATATGTGGATATGGTCTTACAAGATCTTAAAAAATCTGATTTGGAAGAAGTTATGGTATATGATGATTTCACGGCCATAAATGGAGCGCCTGGTGTGGCATATGTGGACAAGATTAATCGATCCACATCTATGGGCCATCCATATAATAAGAGTAAAAAGTATTTTATTGAAGAATTACCACCTCAGCATGGATTGAATGAACCTATCACTTTTAAGGAAGAGATATTGAAACATATGAGTAATATTGAGGATAATTGGCGCGATGGTTTTCGCGCGAATATAATTTTTCGGGCAAATTATAAGGATGAAGCAGTGGATCCAAGGAAAGCTTTAATAGGAAAGACTCGTATCTTTGC